GATGAGGTCGGCATCGATGATGGCGATGCGCATCTGGCTTCCTCCTTACCCACGCCGCGCACGGAGCAATCGCTCCATCGCGTCATCCTGCGGTATGCCTTCATAGGGCGTCAGCGAGTTTTGCTTCACGACCTCGAAGATTTCACTCCAGAGCAGGTTTGCCTGCTTCTGAAAGCTCTGCGCCATCGTGACGAACGGCGAGGTGATTGCTCCGCCCGTGGTCGGGTGCTTGCCGAGGAGTCCGTAATGCGTGGCGGCTTCCTCACATTGCACATATCTTGCAAACGCCATCGCGTAGGATTCGAGCAGCCGCTTGTTGATGAGTCGCTCGCATTTCCGCGCTTTGAGCCACGCCCAGGTCTCGGCGTAGATGATGTCTGCGCCGAGCGGCTTGCCGTCGCGCTGGACTGCCGAGAGGTATGCGCCCGGCTCGGGCATCTCTTCGCCCGCGAGATCGGGCGGCGCGGGCAGGCCGTCCGGCGTGAGCTCCGTGACGGGCGGCTCGAGGATTTCTGCGACGTGGCCTTTCTTGAGTTTGTCGACGAGCGCGTCCGGCTTCGCGCCAGCCCGCACGCGCCGGCCGCCACGGTACGTTCCATCTTTCGCCATCCCATCACCTCCAAAACGGCGCACAAAAATAGCCGACGCGATGTCGGCTAAAATCGGGTGTTTGATTCAAAAATTTTTCACGCGAGAGCCCACGCCGGTCGCGGGCCGCTTTGCTGGCAGAGATTCGATGCCCCCTACCCCTCGCGTTTCGCACGCTGATGAATCTGCTCGTGGCAAGAAACGCAGAGCGACATGAGATTTTTCTCGTCATGCGTCCCGCCATCAGCGAGCGGCAGGATATGATGCACAAGCGTTGCCTTGACGTAGCGTCCGTTCGCCGCGCATCGTTCGCAGAGCGGATGCGCATGAAGATACCGCACACGCACCTTCGGCCAGCTGCCACCGTACCGTGCCCGATGGTCGTAGCCACGGGCGAAGCGCTCGTAGTGCTGCTGCATCTTCTTCTCGTGCGCGTCGCACCAGCCGCTCTTGTTGTCCGTGAGATTCGGGCAGCCAGGGTAGCGGCAGGGACGCTTCGGCTTCCTCGGCATCCGCTTTCACCTCTGCATGGAAAAAGCCCCAGCAGATTGCTCCGCCGAGGCTTTCCCTAGTCTTTCATGCTACCAGTATAGCACGTTCCGCCGAATGAATCGTCCCAACATTATCCCGCAAATGTCCCACGAAAATCCCACGGTTACAGCCGACCGTAGAGCAACGTCGCGAGGTGGTCGATGGCGTGGTCTTTCTTGCGATAGGCCGTCGAGCGCTCAACATTCAAGTGCCGGCCGACGCTTTCCGCAGCGCCGTCCCCGTAGCGGCTGCCGAAGAACGCCGTGAGAACGTAGCGCTCCTCGTCATCCAACGCGTCCCACGCCGGCTGGAACCATTTCATGTATTCGACGGCCTGCCGGTAACGCTCGCGCATCGTGTCAATCTCGTCAATGCCCGCCGCGACGTGCTCCTCCGAGGCCTGCGGATTCTTTGCGCTTGGCAGGCCATCGAACGAGGGCGAGCCAAGGCTCGTGAGGTCATGGTACGCCGTGCGGATATCCTCGTCCGTATGCTCGATGATGAATTTCATGCTATCGAAGTCGCGGATGGCTTTCGCGGCCGCGCTCCGCTTGTTGAGATACGTCCAAGAAATCATGCCTGTTCCTCCTGCAATTTCCGAAGCAGCAGCCGTCCATCCAGATTTGTCAGCACGCTGAACCAGTCCGAACGGAAGAACCGCTCGATGTCTTTCCGCTTCCGTTCCTCGGCAAAGTTCTCGGGATAAGACCTGTTGATGCGGCAAGCGTCCCGCCAGTCCCGCACGGCCTGCAAGATGACGGCGTTCGCGAGTGCTTCATATCCGCTCATGCGATCACCGCCTTTACCGCTGCGATGAGCGCGGCCTGCGTCTTGTCCTTCTGTTTCAACGCTTGCAGAATGTGCTCGTCAATCGTGTCCTCCGCGATGATGTGCGTCACGACCACGGTGCTCTTCTGGCCCTGTCGATACAGGCGGGCGTTCATCTGTTGGTAGAGCTCCAGCGACCAACAAAGGCCGAACCACGCCAGCGTGCTGCCGCCCGCCTGGATGTTGAGCCCGTGGCCGGCACTCGCTGGGTGAATGAGGCCAACGGGAATCTCGCCGCGATTCCACTTCACGATGCTTTCCGCGCTCTTGATTTCCTCGAACGCGATGCCGCGATTCGTCAGACGCTTCTTGATGCGTTCCAAGTCATGCTTGAACCAGTACGCGACCAGCAACGGCTTGCCGTTCATGCCTTCGATAACGTCCTCCAAGGCGTCGAGCTTGCGGTCATGGATTTTTGCGATGGTTCCCTCATCCGTATAGACCGCGCCATTCGCAAGCTGCACGAGCTTGCCCGCGAGGACGGCTGCGTTCCCCGCCGTGACCTCGCCGCCTTTGAGCTCCAGAACGAGGTCGTGGCAGAAACGATCGTAGCCCTCGCGTTCCTTCTTGCTGAGCTTGACCGGCAGTTCTGTCGAGACGAACGGCGGCATCGGCAAATGATCGTTCGCGCTCATGGAAATTGTGATGTCCGAGATGCGCTGGTAGATGCGTTCTTCCGCGCCCGGCAACGGCTTGTACGAGTAGATGATGTCCCCGCAATGCTTGTCCGGCGTGAAGTAGGCATTCCGATACTGCCCGATGAAGCGCCCGAGCCGATTCCCCATATCGAGGATGCGGAACTCCGAAAACAAATCCATGAGCCCGTTCGGGCTTGGCGTGCCGGTCAGACCGACGATGCGGCGAATGCGCGGACGCACGGAGAGCAGCGCCCGTGTGCGCTTCGCCTTCCAGCTTTTGAACGACGAGAGCTCGTCAATCACGACCATGTCGTAATCGAATCTGCTGCCGAGCTTCTTCACGAGCCACTCGATGTTCTCGCGATTGATGATGGTGACTTGCGCTTGCGCTCGTAACGCGGCCTCGCGCACCTTCGGCGTGCCGACCGCGACGGCGAAATCCATCGACGCGAGGTGATCCCACTTCGCGATTTCGTCCGGCCACGTTGACTGCGCCACTCGCAGCGGCGCAACGACCAGCACTTTCTTCACCGTGCCTGTCGCGAGAAGATGCTGAATCGCGGTCAAGGTAATGGATGTCTTGCCCAATCCCATGTCAAGGAACACCGCCGCGACGGGATGTTCTTCGATGTATTTCGTTGCGAACGTCTGATAATCATGCGGAATGTATCTCATCTGCTTCTCCTTTCACCGCAGCGAGGATGCGCGGAATCTCGTCCGCATCATCCAGCACGAACACACGGAATCCCATCCGCCGCAAGAGCTTGTGGCGCGAGCGCTGCAACGCTCGCGGGCGCTTCCCCGGCGCTTTGACCTCGACGAACGCGACGCGCCCGCCGTCCATCAAGAGGATGCGGTCGGGAACGCCCGCGAAGCCCGGAGAGACGAACTTGAGCGCCACGCCGCCGGCCTTGCGCGTCTCCGTCACGAGCTTTTGCTCGATGATTTTTTCTCTCATGCCGCACCTCATTTCGCTGGCACCGGCAAGCGATATACGCGATCGTTGCTATGGCTCTCCATCAAGTCGCGAAAGATTTCTGCCGCCTGCTTTGCCGTATACATTCCCATCCGAAGCGTCCCATCCGGCAAGAGCGGGCCGAAGAACACGACATTCATGTACGTCTCCTTCCCCGTTTCCAAACGGATTCCCGTCACCTTGTCGAAATTGAATGCAAAGGAATTGCAATAGTTTGTGATCCACATGATGGCAAATCTCCTTTCGGTGACACCCCCGACACCCCCAGCCTATACTTCTCTATAGGGTTATTTTTTCAAAAATTTCAGCCCTAAAGGGGAGTTTAAGGAGAGGGTGTCAAGGGTGTCACCCTTCAGTCTTTCAGAAAATCTTCCAGGGCGTTGTCCCTCAGCTGGAGGCCGATGATGAAACGCCCGTTTTTGCGATGCACGCGCTTGAAATCCGCTTGCTCCAGCGCTCCATAGAACGTCGCGGAGTCGCGGACATAGTCCCCAGACAAAGCACAATAGGAACGATACGTTTCATAAAACTTGCCCGAGGCCTGTTCGCAGTCCTCGCCGACTTCGCAGCAAGCGTTGATGAAACTCGCCAGCCAATCGTTATCCTCGCGGTACGCCGCGATGGCTTCCTGCACGCACGGCGGAAGCGCCAGATGGTAGTCGTGGTCGATGGCTTTCTTCGCGCCCTCGATGACCCACGAAAGGATGGCGGGGCCGGCATTTTTCACGAGGAAATCCGAGTAGTTTTTGATGTCCTTCTTGCCTTGGATGGTCGCGGTGAACGGAATCACGACGAGACGGCGCCAGATGCCCTCGACGCG